AAAGGAAGATACTCGCGCGGTCGGTGGCTCGGTTGCTGGCATGATTTTGCCCCCCCTACACCGCTGCGACGAAGAACTCCGGCAACGGTCGGCCAAGGTTCAAGGCATCCGCGTCGACCATGCCAAGCGACCACCGCCGCTCGATGATCGCCTTGACGCGCGAATGGCAATTGTCGCACAGCCCTTGCCTGTTCGCCGCATCCCAAAACAACGTCTTGCATCCGCGATGCGGCACGATGTGATCGACCAGCGTCGCCGCCGTTACCCGCCCATTAGCCGCGCAGCACACACACATCGGCCGTTTGAGCAGATGCCCGGCCGAGACGTGTCGCCACCGGCCATCGTACCCGCGCTCGGTTGCCGTCCCGCGACGGTCCGCCGATGCCTTTTGCTGATCTTGGCGGACCCGCTTTTGATCCTCTGCCGTGCGCCGGGCGAACCGGTGCACGTCGGGCATGCGGGGCATGATGATTGCTCGTAAATGAGTGCGGACATAGATCCGGCTTGCGCGGCGCTTGCCTGCTTCACGTGAAGCAGTGCGCTGCCGGGTTGGCCCGCGTCTCGACCGCACCTCCTGCGAGGCTTTGAGCGGTTGACGTCGGATCGGCCAGTTGTCCGTCGATGGCGCAATCCAATACTCCGATTTGCGCCGCATGTCTGTCACACTTCCGCCACACCATCCGGAATTGCGCCGCGCGCGCCACGCTGCGCAAACGCCTCACTTCTCGACGAACTGAGACAGATGCGCCTTGCCGCGCACCTCGCCCGCAAACAGTCGCACCCAGAAATCCGCATGATCGCCCTGCACGTCCTCGATCCGCACGTCAAAGCCTGAGAATGGCCCGGATTTCAACGTCGCCGCGTCGCCGGCCGCCAGCCGCTTGCGCACCGCGCCCGCCACCGCATGCGGCCGCGCGCTGCCCGACACGTCGATTAGCCGCCGCATATCCTCCGGATGCACCACCGCCGCGCGCCCGCCGAACCTGATCCAATCAAGCACCAGCCGCGCGCCGCCGGCGTCCTTCGTATCGCGCAACAAATCCCAACGCGGCCCCGCGTCGGCAATCGGGCCGACGCCCCAGCGGAAGAACACATAGCCCGGGATCCACACGCGCGGCACCGTACGCATCCGCTTGGCGTGCCGCGACGAGCGCACGCGCACGTAGGTGTAGGGCACGAACGCATCGCAGCCGAGATCGAGGATGGCGAGCCCCGCGCGCGCCTCGCGCCCGCTTGGCACCATGGCTGCGTGCCAAAGCCCGGCGCCGTCCGACTGCATCAGCCGCGCGATGATGGCCTCCATTTCGCTCGACGCATCGCTCGATGGCACCGTCGCCTCGGTCATCGCCGTGCCCGTCTCAGGGACAGTAGGGACAGTAGGGACAGTTTCCCCTAGGGCTATTCTTTTGGCGTGTTGCATTGTGGCTCTTGCTCCCGCTGGCGCACTAGATGTTGATTTTTCGGCCTTCACACACACGCGCGTAATTCTGGTAAACTGTCCCTACTGTCCCTAAACGCTGTCAACACATTGAATTGGCTTGCACATTCGTGGGGACAGTTTGCCCAAAAACTATCCCCGAACTGTCCGCAACCGTCCCCCATCAGGTGCGGCGGCAACTCGCAAACTGTCCCTAACTGTCCCTGTTTTTTGTTGATGCCGGCGACTGCCCTGCGGGCAGCCGGCCGCCGGCATGGGCGTCCCCACGCGGATGCTGCGCATTGATCAAAAGCTCGATGACGTGAGCGGCAAACGTCAGTTGCGCAACATCGATTGAGCGGCTCTCTTTTCCAGGTTTCGCGGTTGCATGCGGCCCGACCATATTCATAAAATCGTCGGCGCATTGCAGGGCCAGCGCGTCGACGCGCCCCGGCGACGCTGACCGCCACGCGTTGCGGCAGTATCGAGCCCCAGGCAGCGCCACATCGTCGGTCGCTGTTTTGCATGGCGCCGTTGTGTGCGCATTGCAGATTGTGCATTTGACGTGTGTCATGCGTTTTCCTCCTATCTCCAAAAAAAAATCGCGAGAAGCCGCCGCCATCATCGCGATGGCTGCTTTCCGCCTTGTGCCGGGATGCCATCGACAGCCGCGATCCGCCGCCCGATCCAGCGCATGACGTTGACGGCCATTGAGTTGCCGAGCGCCTTGTAGCGCGGGCCATCTTTGCTTGTGCGCGGCGACTGCCCTGCGGGCAGCCGGCCGGAAGCGGCGACCGTGGCGTGGGCGACCAAGTGCCCATGCCCGTGTTTTGCATCTTGCCCGCTAGCACCTTGCAATCGCCCGAAGTTGGCGTCTAACGTCGGCGATGTAGCAACGGATATCAGCGTTCCGCATTCTCCATTGTCGCACTGACGGCGACCAAGGCCAGCCTTAAGGCTTCCGGCAACGTCTTGCCGCGTGCTTCGGCGCGGCGGAGGATTCCCCGACAGGCTTTCGCGCTCAAATAGTACTGCGGCGGCACGTCGCCAGTCGCCAAGATATCCGACAACGAACACACGCCGTCGTCGTTGAGGGACTGCCCGTCCAAACCCGTCCACTCGGACAAACTGAGCGTCCAGCACTCGGTAGGCGAGACCATACCCGCAGTCTGCCAGCCCTCCGAGGATGGAGGCGAAAGCTCGCCCTCCGTCCAGCGAGAGCACACCGGGGACGTTCTCCCAAACAACCCAGCGGGGGCCAATGCGGCGAGCCAGTCGACAAAATTCGAGCGCCAGGTTGCCGCGCGCATCATCCAATCCGCCTCGGAGACCGGCGATGGAGAAGGACTGACATGGCGTTCCTCCGACCAGAAGATCGAGGCCTGCCTCGCCGCCGGCGCTGGCCGGGATCTGCGTGAAATCGCCATAGTTAGGCACTCCGTTGCGCGCGAGATCTTCGTTCGGCATGTTGCTGCCGTAGTGATGCGCCAGCACCGCCGACGGGAACGTATCGATCTCCGAAAAGAACACAGGCACCCATCCGAGCGGATGCCACGCCACCGTCGCCGCCTCGATGCCGCTGCACACGCTGCCATAGCGAAGCGTCATGGCACTGCCTCCGCGACGACTTCACACGCGCCCGCGATGGCAATCTGATCGGTCCAATCCACATCGACGATGCGATCGTGCACGGCCGTCACGCGGCCAAGCACGCCGCCATAGATCCGGCGCACGTAAGCGCCGACCGAAACCGGCGCTGGATCGATCAACCGGTCGTCATCGTCGATCAGCCGCACGCCGCGCACGGGCGTCGTCGATGTCGCCCCGTCCGGCCACTCGATCTCGGCCACACCATCGTCGCCGAGCGCCACCACTTCACCCCATGCCGCGCCGAACAGCCGCCGCACGCGCGACCCCAATTCGATTGGCTCACTCATCCTCGCCCCCTTTCACGGCGCCGCCGGAACCGGCCCGCCATTCCTCGCGCACGCGCAGGCCGACGCGCTTCACCACGCCCGCCGTCTTGGTCTTGCCGAAGCCCATGTCCGAGAGCCGCCGCCCGAACGCCGTCGCGTTCTTGGCGTCCTCGCTCGATTGCGCGCACCAGCGCGTGTACGCGTCTTGCAAAACGCTGGTAAACTCGCTGTAATCGTTGCGCTGCTCGCACGCCTCGTCGACGAACGAGCCGATCGGGTCCATCTCTTCAAAGTAGGCCTTGGTCGCCGTCTCGATCTCGGGCGACGTGCCGAGCCCGTCCTCGCGCCACAGCCGATAGCCGTCGAGAAGCCAGTTAAGGATGCCGCTTTTCTCGGCCAGCAGCTTGTCGGAAAGCCCCGGCGTTTTCGGAAACGTCTGCCGGAACGGCACAACTTTGATGCGCCGCCGGATGCCGTGATCCTTGCCGACCACGACGGGCCGAATGTTGACGCTCATCGTCAATTTGCCGTGCGGCCGGAACTCGAACATATCCTTGAACAGATGCCGCGCCGTGATGCGCTCGCCACCGGTAAACTGCTTGATCGTGCTCTCGCTCAAACGCGCGCCTGGCTCGGGCTCCGACGTCCGCACCAGCCGCGCGCCTGGCAGCCGCGCCAGATCCGGCGTCGGCCCCGATCCGCCGCGGCCCTCTTTATGCAGGAACGTCTCGACCGGCACCGTCACGGCGTAATCGCCAAGCATGCGCGCCACCACGTCGACCATGGTCGATTTGCCGTTGGCGCCCTTGCCCTCGAACACGGCAATGGCCTGCTCGGTGATGGCGCCGGTCAGGCAGTAGCCAAGCCACTTCTGGATCCACACCCGCGTCGCCGCGTCGGGCAGGATCTCGGCCATGAAAGTCGTCCAGCGCGGCGCCGCCGCGTTTGGATCAAAATCCACATCGGCCAGCATCGTCGCGTAGTCGCTGCGCCGATGCGAAACCTTGCGCACGTCCACAGCGTTGCCGTCGAACCCGTCCAACACCAGCGTGCCGTTGGCGACGTTCAATCGATACTCGTGCGCGTCCAGATCGTCGCGGGCGATGTCGAGATAGGGCTCGGCCGACGCGATCATGGCCGACGCCCGCGCGTGGTTCGAGCTTGTCACCGCCCAGGCGTAGTGCTCCTTCCAGCGCGCGTCGAACGCCTCGGCGTCCTCGCCCTCGCGCTTTCCCGCCGCCTTGATCGCCAGGCTCTCCTTGACCATGGCCTCGGCCACGCGGTGCGCCCGGCGCATGGGCTCGCCGTCATCTTTCTTCCAGCGCCGGCCGTCCCACGCGAGCCAGCCGAGTTCGCGGCAATGCCGCAAGTCCTTCTGATGCCGCGCCACCAGCCGGCGCGCGTTGCCAAGATCGGTTTGCCACTCGGTGGCGAGGTCATGGTCGCTCCGCTCCGGATCGAAGTCCTCGGCGTTCTCGACCGCGTCGACGATTGCTTGCGTGCCCGGCACATCCGTCCCCATTGCATTTTCGGGCAGCATGTGCTATGACGGCAACCGTCAGTCACCATGCTGGCCGCCACGGAGCCGCTGCTCCGACATGATCCCCAGAACCCCGGCTCGAGTTCCCGCTCCCGCCGGGGTTTGCTTTTTTATTTGGCGCTTCGGGTGCCGACGTCGCACCCGCGCCGTCACCTCATGGCGACCCGCGCCAGCCCTCGGGATCGTCCGGTGGCGGGGGAGTGTCGCGGACGCCCGCCCCCGGCTGGCGATCCCCGCCATCACAGAACACCACCTGCCCGCCAAAGCCTTGCACCACGATCTCGGTCGCCCACCGCTCGATGCTCATCTTGTCGGTATACTTGCGGTGCTCGATCTCGCCCTCGACATAGACCTTGCTGCCTTTGCGCAGCCGCTTGCCGCACTCGTTGGCGATCCCGTCGCCCCAGACGATGACGCGGTGCCACTGCGTCTTCTCTTTCTTTTCGCCGGAGGCTTTGTCGGTCCACTTGCGCGACGTCGCCAGCGAAAACGAGCAGAACCGCGCGCCGCGCTGCGTCTCGCCGGTCTCCGGGTCCTGGCCGAGATGACCGATCAGAATGGCTTTGTTCGTCATGCCCAGGCCTCATTCCTTCACGTGCTTCAATAGCGTTTTGATGGCTTGTTCCAACGGTGCCCCGTCAAACACAACAGGCGCACGACCATCGAGCGCTCGCACTCTGTGTTGCGCAGTGCCCCTTGTGATCTCACCAGCACGAACGGCCGCCGCAATCTTCTGCATTGAGATTGATTTCTCGCGTTGTCGATCAAGGTGCGCAAACCACCGATCGCATTCGGCTTTTGCCTCTGCCAGCGTCATGCCCAGGCCTCCATAAAATCCTTGATGCGCTGGCCCGCGCCGCGGCGCGGTTGCGGCGCCGTCTGCACGCGCTGCCGGTCTAGCTCGCCGCGACGGCGACCCATGACCCACTCGACACGCTCGACAGTGACGACGCGGCCGTCACGGATGACCAGCCGCGCCTTGCCAATCCGCACCGACGTCGCCCCAAGCCGCACCGCCCGCGCCACAGCCTCAGTCTGCATCGCATCTTCGGCGGCTTGCACATCGATGCCGAGATACGTCCGCGCCACGTCGATCACGGCGCGATCGTCCTCCGGATCGCGGCCTTGATTGATCAACACGCCGCGCGCAACGTCGAGATCGGCACCGCAAATCCGCTCGAGATAGCGCACCACCGCGTGCGCCGTGATCACCGCGCGTTGCTCGCTCATGATGCGCGGCTCCGGTCAACGATGCCGTTCACGGCGCGGGCAATGGCGATCAACGCCGCCAGCAACTCGATCGAGACAGGAACCTTCGTCCGTCCCGCATCACGCATGGTGGCGATGCTCTGTTCCAGCTCGGCAATGTCACTGCCTTTGACAATCCTGCTCATCGCCGCCCCCGCATGTATGTCACCGTGGCCTCTTGGCCACCCTCGCTTGACGCATCGTCGAACGGCGCGTCGGCCAGCCCCGAGGGCTCAAAGTCGCCGCACCACAGCGTCTCGTCGGTCGCCGGCCACCCCGCCAGCGTCGTCGGCGCATACCGCCGGCATTGGCCGGTCTGCACCTTGCCGGACCACGCCTTGTCCGGTTGCCAGAAGTCGCACGTGCCGCAGTAGCGATACTCCCGGCTCATGCCGCCACCTCCGGCGCATGCGCGGCGGATGCGAAGTGGGCATCCGAAGCCGCAGCAAAGGCTCCATCACCGCCGCGATCAAACAGATTGCCGCCGATCAGCTTCTCTTCCTGCTCGGCCAGATGCCCGACGGCCGTCCGCCAATAGGCCTCTTTCAACTCGCACCCGACGAACCGCCGGCCAAGCCGCACCGCCTCGTGCCCCTCGCTGCCGATGCCCATGAACGGCGACAGCACCACGTCGCCCGGGTTGCTCCACAGCACGATGCAGCGATGAATGATGTCGAGCTGCAACGGGCAGACGTGCTTCTCGTCCTTGTCGTCGCGCGCCACGCGCACATTGAGCACGCGGCCTTGCCGGATCTCATGCCAAACCGGCGACGCCCACGCTTGCCACTGGTCGACGGAGAAATCCGCCGGCTTGTGGCCGATCGGCTCCGGATTGTCGCCCCGCTTGCGAAAGACGAGGATGTAATCGGCAAGCCCCATGCGCGACATGGCGCTGTCCTTTTGCAGCTGCTTGTAGAGCAGCCCCAACGCCTTCGTGCGCTGCATCTCGACAACAGGATCGCGCCACACGGTCACCCGGCAGTGATAGACGAAGCCTTCTGCCTCGTGCGCGGCAACGATCTGGTCCGAGAACGGTTTCAGGCCGATGACGCCGTCGCGGCCCTTGCGCGTCGGCAGATCGGTGCAGTGCACCGCCGCCAGACGCCCGGGCATCAGCACGCGATGCGTCTCGCGGATGACCGATCGATACTGCGCCATGAATTGCGCATCGTCCGCGCAATTGCCAAGGTCGGCGACGCTGTCCGAGTAGACGAACAGATCGCCGAACGGCGGCGAATAGACGACATGGCCGACGCTATCGGACGGCAAGTCCGACATCGCCATCACGCAGTCGCCGTGGATCGCCGTCCAGCGTTCGCCGGAGGCTTGATTGAGCACCGTGTTCATTGGAGTTCCCGCTCCGCTTTCTTGGTTGCGCCATCCGACTGCCCTGCGGGCAGCCGGCCGGATGGCGCGATCCCCGCTGCCGTGGCGGTCGTGATCAGTTCATGCCGATGCCGTAAGGATTGCCGCCGCCAGAACTCCGCAGCCACGTCGGGACGTCCACACGGCGCGTCGGGCAATAGGCGACCGTTGCCGAGACGCGGTTGATGGATCGCGCCATGGCGGCCGTCATGGCGAGCTTCAATGCGTCGTGGTCATCCGTTTTGCGCATCACCACGTCGGCGATGGCGCGCTCCGTGTCGGCCATGGCGACATGCACGTGCACGGGCCGGGTCTGGCCAAAGCGCCAGCAGCGCCGCACCGCCTGATACCAGCTCTCGTAGCTGAAATTCAGCGACACGAACGCCATCCGCGCGCAGTGCTGCCAGTTGAGCCCGAACCCGGCGATCGACGATTTCGTCACCAGCCACTTGATGCGGCCTTCCGAAAACCCGACGAGCCGTTCCTCTTTCTGCTCCGGCTTCATGTTGCCGCGCACCTCGACCGCGCCCGGCAGCCGCTGCATCATGGCGTCAGCCTCGTCGTTGGTCTCGACCCAGATTACCCACGGCTCGTCTGGATCGGCATGCACCGCCGCGGCAATCGCGTCGGCGCGCAGGCTTAGCGTCATGCGCTTCTCGCGGTGGATGCTCGTCGCGCTCATCTCCGGCATGCGGAAGAGCCGCCCCTGGCCGCTCTTCTCCGCGCCCGCATCGATGCTGCGATCCGCCGCGACGATGTGTTGATGCGTGATCATCTCCGGCAGCGCGAACGCGGCATCCGAGTGGCCAAGATCCGACGGCCGCGACACACAGCGCGCCCACGACGCCACCCAATCCCAGAACGACGTCTCGGCGTGCCCTTTCAATCGCCAATCCTGGCTCGCCGTCGATGTATCGTTGACAAACCAGCGCGAAAGCATTTCGCGCGCATGCATCACGCCGAGGAACGCCGCATGCTGGCCAAGCTCCGTGTGATCGTTCGGCGCCGGCGTCGCCGTCGCGGCCAGCCGGTACGGCGTCCGCTGGAACGCGGCGATCAGCGCGTTCGTGGTCTTGCCGGTAAACGACTTGAGGATTGAGCTTTCATCCAGCACGACGCCGCCGAAGTCGTCCGGGTCGAACTTGTCCAGCTGCTCATAGTTGGCGATGACGATGCGCGGCGTGAGAGAGGCCGGCCGTCCGCGCACATGCACCGCGTCGATGCCGCGCTTGGCCGCCTCGCGAGCATGCTGCGCGCCCACCGCCAGCGGCGCCAGCATGAGAACGGGCTTGTTCGTCGTCTCGACGATGACGCGGCCCCATTCCAGCGCCACAAACGTCTTGCCGAGCCCGGTATCGAGAAGCGCCGCGCCACATCCCGCCCGCAACAGGAAGTCGACCACGTCGCGCTGATGCGGGAAGAGCGCCGGATGCAGCGCCGGAACGGCGTCGAGCCCGCGCGGCTCGAAGCGCACGCGCTTGGTCTCGAGCGATGATAGATAATCCTGCGCCAGATCCATCACAGCACCCCCGTGCCGCGCGTCGACCACGCGCTGTCCAGATGGTGCAACACGTCCTCGATCTCGCGCAGCGCGTCGCGCGTATCGCCCGAGGCAAGCAGGTTACGCACCCGCACCAGCGCCGTGATGTGCTCGTCCATCGCGGCCAGCTGATCCTGCGCCTCGCTCAACTCCAATCGCGCATCGTCAGCCTCGCTTTGTGCCGACGCCGCCTCGGCCGTAGCGCTCGCAACATCCTCCGATAGCTCGACAATGCGATCCTTTTGGATTTGCAAATCGGCACGCAAATCCGAAACCTCAGCCATCAACGCTCGCTCGCGCGGCGTCGCCTTGATCTTCGGCGTCGGCGTCTGGTCATAGGCGACGGCTGCCCCGGCTTGGCTCATCTCAGGCTCTCCGCTTCATGATCTGGACCGGCGCCCGCGCCGGGATTTCATAGGCCGTCGTGCGGCTGCGCCGTGTGCGCACGCCCGTATTCCGCACCTCGTGCTTGCGCGCGATCCGCCCAAGCGCGGCCAAGAACAAGTTCTCCGGCAGATGCGACAGGCCGAGCGCCACGCAATGCTGAGCGTACAGGTGCCGGATGCGCCCGCGCGTCATGCACCCCGTCTCGCCGCGATCCTGCATCCAGGCGACGAATGTCGCGGCCGCGTCGTCATAGGTCAGCCGTCGCCCGCCCTCGACGCCATCGTCCAGCATCAGGCAGGCATCCGCCGGCACCGGCTCCGGCATGACATGCCGAAGGTCGGCATCCCTCACGGGCGGCGGTGCCGGTGCCGCGGGCTTGCGGCCAAACCACCGTTGCAGAAAAGATGTCATGGCAGCGCCAGCTCCACCGCCCGCGCCACATCCGGCCCGCCGCCCGATTTCAGCATGTCGTTGAAATCTGTCCCGGCCTCGGGCCACGCGATCTTGACGCGAAACTTCCGCTGCCGCAGCTTGAACGCGGCCCGCTTGATCAGCGCGGCGGACGACGGGCGATCCTTGCCGTCCGCGTCCGCCAGCAGCGTCACCATCCGGATCGGCCCGGACGGCACAAACCCCGGACGCTCCCAATCCGGACGCTCGGACGGGAGCCGCCGCCCCGATCCGTCAGGATGCGGCTCGCCTTGGCCAACCCCCGCTCCGGCCATGTTCGACAGCGACACGGCGGACGCCGCCGAAACCGCCAGCCCGCGCCCGGCCAGCGCCGCCATCACCGTCAGCGTCGTCTCGTAGCCTTCGCCGAGGATCAGATGGTCCGGCCCGCAATGCAGCCACCCGGCCGTGCCGGACACGGGTCCGAGCGTCAACTTGGCCGGACCGCCGGCAAACTTGCCTTGGCCCTTCGGCCCAAGCCATGTCCGATGAATGGCAGCCACCGCCATCGCCCCGTCCGCATCCGGTGGCGTCGCCGACAGCCCGCCGACCATGGCCGGGCCAACATGCGTCACCCGTGGCGGTGTCTGGCTGACGTCCCAATAGTCGAGGGATGGCACCAGCCGCAGAGACCGCGGCACCCGCCAGCCATAGACAGCCTCGATGGCGTCCAGATCGATGCCGCGCCACGCCAGATAGCGCTCGACGTCGGTGCCGTCGCCCCGCCGCGCGTCGCGCCAGATCGCAACCGCATTGACAGCCTTCCGCGTCTTGGCTTGCCGGTCGGCCTCATCCCGCGCCGCTGATTGCCGGCGATGCGCGTCCGCCCGCCGCTTGATCTCGTCGTCAGTCACCATGGCGCAATCGGCCTTCATGCGCCGGATCGCCTCGCCGCGATCGATGCCGCTGGTCTTGGCGATCAGGTCGATGACATCGCCGCCCTGGCTCGTGCAGAAGCAGTAGAACACGCCCTTGGCCGGATCGACCGTGAACGACGGCGTGCGCTCGGGTTTGAACGGCGACAAACCGACATACTCCCGCCCCTGCCGTCTGAGGCTCGGCACCAGCCGTTGCGCCTCGACGACGATGTCGAACCGCGCCTTCAACGCGTCGATCTCGTCTCGCGATTTCTGAGCATGGGCGGCGGGCATGAGCACTCCGTTCACGCAAATTGCTTTGCGTGCTGGCATCCAGACGTCGGGAGAAAACGCAGCTACAAAACGCTACTGCACGCGCACTGACGCGCTACACGCCAACCGCCGCGACTTCGGACGCGGCGCTGTCATCCGGCATCAGTACGCCACCGGTCGTCACATCGCCGGCCACCGCCTCGACCACGGCCATCGGCTGCAAATTCTGCCGCTCCCACGCCAGCCGCCGCTGGTGCATGGCAAAGATCGACACCCGGCCACCGGTTGCCTTAACGATGGCGTCCAGCCGCCGCGCCGACGGGCGCACCTCGCCTTGCGCCCAATTCTGCGCTTGGCCCGCGCTCTTCGCGCCGATGCGGGCGGCCAGTTCCTGCCAGGTCAGCTTCTGCTCGACGCGATACGCTTCGAGATCGACAGAGCCGTTGGCGTCGATCGTCGGGCAGGGTGGCGCTGTCTGGGTCTCGATCATGGCCTTAAGATTTCCCATTATCCGAAAAATGTCAAGACGGAGGCGATATCATTTTCTCGAAAACTGCGCTTGCGCCGGGATGTTTCGGTGTCACGTTCTGGCGATCCGACGATTCGCGTGGCAGCACTGGCCGCACGGTAGCAGGGGCCATGGAACATGATCGTAAACCGGATCAAAGAGTTGCGCACGGCGCGCAAAATCACGTTGCAGCAAATGGCCGATGCCGTTGGATCATCGGTTGCGACCGTGCAGCGCGTCGAAAAGGGCGGCGTCGATCTTGTGCACGAACTGGTCGAGCCGATCGCCGCCGTGCTCGGCGTGCCGTGGTATGAGCTGCTGTGCGAACCGGTCGGAACCGCAAATGCTCCGGGATTGAGCGAGTCGGCCGCGCCGTTTGCGCCGGACCACGGCCACGCGCTCGCCCGCATGCCGCTCGGCGCCACCGAGGCCATGTTTATCGCCCAATCCGACACGCTCGACGCCATCGGCATCAAGGCCGGCGATGTCATCATCTGCGACGTCGGCCGCGACGCCGTCCGCAATGTGGCAACCGGCGACGTCGTCGTGGCTCAGCTTTACGGCTCCGATCTCACGACCGCGACGACTGTGCTGATGCAGTTCGTGGCGCCGTAGCTGCTTGTCACCAACCCGCGCCACGGCGCGGCGCAAACTATCAATCTCGCTACCACCGACGCGTCTATCAAAGGCGTTGCCCGCCGCCGCTTTGGTGACTTGACCTCGGCGCGGCCGCTGAAAAATTAACGCTAGGGCGTCAACGCTTTACGGCGCATCATTTCAAAATATGAAAATTCCCGCTTGACCTTTCCCATATTCTGGCAAATCCTGCATCTGTCTCCGGCGGGGATGGCCACGGCGCGCAGCAATGCCACCGGGCCAATGGGACCGGGACCGGTACAGGCTCGCGATGACGCCTGCGCCGCCAGCAGCAGGCATCGGCCGTGCGGTCACGAGGGCGCTCTTCACATGAGCGGATCGCACGGTCGATGCCACAGCATTTGGGAGGCATCATGGCAACGGTAGCGTTCGGCGAGCCGCCGCCAGGCTGCGCGGATGGGCGAAAAGCGCAAGCGGCCTATGCGCGCTGGTCCGCACGGCTGGCGGGATGGATCGACGGCAAGCCAGCCGAACATCTGTGCATCGGCGCCGGCGTCTGGCACCGCGAACCGATCGACGCTAACGGCACTGCCTACACGCGATGCCAGATCATCGGCCACGACGCCATGGGCGGCCGCTGGCTGCTGGCCTGCATCGACCGCCCGAAACTGCAATTCTACGCCGGAAGCCACCGCATTCTGCCGCGCTTTGCCGGCGAAATGGCGCCGGGAATGATCCCCGCATTGAGGACACTCTCGTGAACCTGACCATTCATCGCAACGATCTTCTGGCGGCCGTCACGTCGGCGCGCGCCGTCGCGCAGACCCGGGCGACGATCCCGGTGCTGACATGCTTGAAGCTGCACGCCAACGGCGACGGTCGTGTCTCACTCGAAGGCTGCGACCTGACGCGGCACGTCGTCGACACGGCGGCCGCCACGATCACGACCCCCGGCGACGTCGCCATGCCGGCCGACATCCTGGCCGCGATCGCCAAGGCGTTGCCGGAAACCGATCTGACCATCGACATCGACCCGCAGACGTTGCGGGCGACGATCAAGGCCGGGCGCGCGCGCTATGTCGTGTCGTGTCTGCCGGGCGATGATTTTCCGAGCCTGCGCACGACCGACGACGCCCCCTCGGCGCGGCTATCGTTGCCCGCCGCCGTCGCACACCGGCTCATGATCGACGGCATGTTCGCGGCGTCGACCGATGACACGAAATACTACATGAACGGCGTGCATGTTCGGTGTGACGGCACGGCGCTGATCTTTGAGACGTGCGACGGGCATCGCGTGTTTTTGCAGCGATACACGCCGCAGATGCCGGTCACCGGCATTCCGGCCGCGGGCTTCATCGTGCCGCGCGATACCGCCAAGGCTTTGTCGCCGCTGTGCACGGGCGACGGGTCGATCGAGATCAATGTGTTCGAAAACGCCATCGAGGTGCGGCGCGGCGACCAGATCGTCATCTCGAAATTGATCGACGGCACGTATCCGGCCATCGACCGCTTGATCGAAGGCGCGGCGCTTGGCCGACCCGCGCGGATGACTTGCAAGCGGGCTGACCTTCGGCAAGCTATCGCGCGCATTCACGGCGTGGCCGATGCCAAAATCCCGAGCATTCGCATGCTCGCCACCGGTGACCGGCTGACGATCTACGCGCAATCGGATGGCGGCACGCACACGGCCGAGGACGGCATCGACGCCGATGTGGCGGCCAAGGTCGATACCGCCGTCAATGCCCGCTACATCATCGAACAGCTCGACGTCATGATCGGCGACCGCATCACGTTGGAATGCGGCGTCGGCCTCGACCCGATCCGCATTGTCGACGATGGCGCGCCGGACGACGTGCACATCGTCATGCCCATGCGATGGACGGGGGCCCCGACGTCATGACGCTGATCGAAGAATGGAACGCCGTCATGGCGTTTCCGATCGCACGCGGTCTGCTGGCCATTGCCGTGGTGGCGCTGATGGTCGTGTCCGTCATGGCAATGGCCTTGGCCGACGCCTCTCGAGGACGAGAGCGCCGCCGCCCCGAAAGAAAGGACATCTCCTGATGCCGACAAAGCCCCGACGGTTTGTGTCCAGAGCGCCGATGCGCGCACAGCCACCGCATCAGATCAGCGCGACGACGGTGGCCCTCATTAGCGACCGCACAAAGACGGCTGCCGATCTGCTGGCCATCGTCAGCGGGCGCATGGAAGCGCTGGCCGATCTGCTGGCCGGCGGCGCTCCGGCACGCCACGTCGTCAACCGGCTGCGCGAAGAAGCGGCCGGCATCGACGCCGCCATCACGGGCCGATGCGCAATGCCGATCGACGGAGGCCGCCGTGAGTAACCGCGAATTGCCGGCCGCGCCGGTCAATGCCCAGATTGCCGACACGTGCATCGCCGCCGGCTTTGACGATACACGGCCAGACTATCTGGACACGCGAAAGATCCGCGCCGCGATCATCCGCGAGCTGGACGCAAAGGACAAGCTGCGAGCGCCGCAGCGGCCATGACGTCACGCGCGCCGATCACGCCCGATTATTGCGATCGAGAGACGCTGGCGCGGCGGCTGGACATGACGCCCGGCTATGTCGATCAGCTTGTCAAGCGGGGCATCTTGCCTGGACCGGTTGCGATCGGCGAGGCCAAGCGCTGGCGATGGGCGGACGTCGATGCGGCGCTGCGATCTGGCGCGACTGGCGATCATGCGGGCATGAGCTATGATGATGCGGCCGATCCCTACATCAGCGGAGCTGCCCGTGCCGCGTCTTCCCCCGCACGTCAAGCGCGTCATCAAAAACGGGCGGCCGTACTATTACCTGATGCGCCATCGCGGCACGAACCGGCAGATGGCGACACGGCGCCTGCCGGATGATCCAGAGAGCCCGGAGTTTTGGGCCGCCTACGCCGACGCCATGCAGCTGCCGACGCCGCGCGCGTCGCCCAATGCTGTATCGGCACTGATTGCGGCCTGGACGTCGAGCCCCGAATGGGCCGCGCTCGCCGCATCCACGCGCGAAGACTGGACGCGCTACCTTGGCCGCATCGACGCGGCATGGGGGCGGCTCGAAGTCCGGGGCATCGAACCGCATCACGTGCTGGCGCTCCGCGACACCTACCGCGACGCGCCGGCCGCCGCCAACAACCTCATCCGCTGCCTATCGTCGATGCTGGCGTGGAGCGTGCCGCGCGCCTGGCGCCGCGATAACCCGTGCCGCGAGATCCCGATGCTGGCCGGCGGCGACGGCTACCCCCCGTGGGACTGGCCGACGATCACGGCCGCGCGCGCAACGCTGCGAGCAGATCTCTGGCGCGTCGTGGCGCTGGCGCTCTACACCGGCCAGCGCCAAGGCGACGTGCTCGCCATGCGATGGGACGCGATGCGCGACGGCCGCGTGCACGTCCGGCAAGAGAAGACGGGCAAGCGCCTCGCGATCCCGATCCACCGCGATCTGGCGTCGATCATCGCCGACGCGCCGCGCTCGGCGGTGACGATCCTCGTCAACAGTCGCGGCCGGCCATGGACGCGCGACGGATTCAAGGCGACATGGAACAAGATGCGGCCCGCCGGCGCGCCGGCTTTTCACGGGCTGCGTAAATCCGCCGTGGTCATGCTGCTCGAGGCGGGATGCAGCGACGCCGAAGTGCGATCGATCACCGGCCAGAGCCAAGAGATGATCGAGCACTACGCCCGGATGGTCAATCAAGGCCGCCTGGCCAGCGCCGCCATGCAGAAATGGGAAGCCGCAACTTGGCCGGCGCAATTGGAAACCCGATTGGAAACCAAGCGCCCGAAAATCAGCTAAGTCATGGTCGGGGCAGAGAGATTCGAACTCCCGACTTCCTGCTCCCAAAGCAGCATGGAACATGATAACTGTTTGGACATTCAGAGCAAGAGGTTTCCAATGGGTGCAGAACGTCGCCGGAACAAAGGCCGCTATTGGAAACCGTGGATAGGCTTGATGATGGCGGCGATGGCATCGCCTGCTCTTGCCCAAGACGGCATCCCGCAGGATTGGCAGTCGGCACCCGTGACACTGCCCGACGGGCGGGGAGTGACGGTTGTCGACGGCGATAGCATCGCCGTGGATGGCGCGGAGTGGCGGATACGCGGCTATGATGCCGCCGAGATTGGCAAGGCCGTTTGCGAGGGCGAACGGCGGCTCGGGCTGCTGGCCAAGCGCCGTCTCGACGCGGCGGTCAGAAGCGCCGATGCTGCACCGATCACGATCATCGATAGCGGCGAGCGCGACAAGTACCATCGCCCGCTCGGGGATGTTCTGATCGCCGGCGCAAGCGTGCGCGAGATGATGGTGTCCGAGGGCTACGGCCGGCCCTACAATGGCGGCCGCAAGCGGGGCTGGTGCAGCCGGGACAGCCGCGACGATCTGATCCCCGGGCCCTTGCCGGCGCGGAATGTGGCGCGCAAAGGCTCGTGACCTAGAACGCTCGGACCACCAAAATTCCGACCATCGCGAGAGCCAGTACGGCAAAAAAGCACGTCATGCCTAAATACATGGCCCTCTGATGCCGATTGCGCGCCACGGCCGTTCTGGCTGCGCCCTCTTGATATGCGGCATCCATCGGGATCAGCATTTTCTGGCCCCGTGTGGCCCATGCCGCCACCCCCGTCACAACGGCGACCATTCCCCATGCCGAGATGTGCTGAACCAAGATCGACGTGCCGACGGAATGCGCCGCCAGCTTGGCGATGGGCGACGATGAACTGGCCACGCGGTCGATCCGCATCATGATGCTGATGGCGCCCCAAATGCCCCACGCATTGGCCAGCACAAAGGCAACCACGCAGAGCTTGCCCAAAGGCCCGCGCCGCCGTGTTTCAACGAAGCCGCCAGCACTTGGTTGATCGTTCATTTTGGTTTGCTCGCATTCCTACCCGCGCGCCGCGCCAGCGCGTCGGCGATCAGCTCGCGTGTGACGGTTGAAAAATCCGGCGCGTCAAGGCGGCTGGCCTGAATGGCCTCGATTTCGGCCGCCATGGCTTCCGGCAACCGGATCATGCGCGGGCTCATCAACCCGGCCGGGTTGCGCGGGCGGCCTCGGGGCGGCTTACTATCAGTCGACTTGCTGTCTGTTTTGGGCATGCCCGATAGTGGCGTAGCTCAATAAGCCACATCAAATCACAAAAACGTGATCGCGCGCCCCTTGATTAACGTAACTCAATAAAGTACGTTGCAAGCATCCCGAGCGGACAGCCAAGCAGGAGCGACGACGATGACCAATCAATTCCAAGTCGGACGGACATACAGCGTTCGCAGCATTTGCGATAGCGAGTGCATCTTTCGGTTTGAGGTTGTGAAGCGGACGGCGAAAACCGTCTGGCTGAAATCAGGCAGCAAAGTGAAGGCGCGCCGCGTTCGGGAGTGGGACGGCGCAGAGGCGTGCGATCCGCACGGCCGCTATTCCATGAGCCCGATATTGTCGGCTCGCGACTAGCCCACAGCCCAAGCCCGAAAGGCAATCCCATGACACACACCATCGAACACGTCTCGACACCGATGACAGTGCGGCAAGCCCGCGAACTACTGCCGGTTGCTCGGTCGATACCCGATCCGATGGTCATCGCCGCATGCGTTGCCGTCATTCATGGATGGCAGCGCGGACGGTACAGAACCCGCGATCTTGATGCCGTCAAGGCCATCGTGCGTGAGTTTTACGACGGCGTCATTCGCGAGCAGTGAAGGTCAGTTGCGTCGGTCGCGTTGCGTCCAACCCACCAACCGAAAGGCAACTCACATGACGCTCACACCCAGCATCGACGCGGCCGACAAATCGCCGGCCGACGACGTGCAATCCCTGATCTGGGCTCTCGTCTCGCATCAGGTCGTCCGTATCCAGCGCGGCGTGTTCGACGTCCGCGGCGAGGAATTGCGCAACGGCCGACCGCACTTCGTGCAGTTCCGGGTCACGGTCCAGGAGGAATGAATATGCCGCAATGGTATCCGCCCTTTTGCAATCGCGACAGCCAGTGGCTGAGCAATCCAACCGGCCACAAGCACCGCATGCACAGGCGCGGCTGGAAATCGCAGCGCCACGGCATTGTTATCGGGTGGGACTTATCGTGGCGCCGGCCACGCCACTTGCGCCAAGCATACCAATCTCAAATCCCCGGACGGGAACGAGATGCCAGTTGGATGAGCCCGCACCAAGTTCGGATGTCGAAGCGATCATGTAACACAGCACAGGAGTAGCCAAACGCTACGCCCCAAAAACTAAGCCCGCGACGGTGTTCGAGCACCGCGCGGGCTGCGATCCAACCCACCAACCACGGAAGGAAGCATCAGATGAAACATTACCACGTCAGATCGTGGCTCGCAATCGTCACCGGAACGCTGGCCACGGCCGGCGCGCTGGCGATCCTGCTGGCCGACCCCATCGTTTCGGGCGCGTGGCGCCTGGATCACGGGCTACTGCCAATCATCGTCGGCATCACCATTGCCGCCGGCCATCTCGTCGGCACGGCAGCCCGCCAGCGCCGCGCGCTATCGGCGTTGGGCTTTGCCGCCATCTTCGTGCTCGGCACGGCATTGACCGTCTATTCGAGCGTCGGCAGCCAGAAGCAGGCCAACGGCAACGCGGCGCTCGGCGTCGACGCCCACAACCGCGCTATCGCCGACAAGAGAACAGAGTTGGCCGCAGCACGCAACCGCTTGACGATGGCTGAAACCATGGTCGAACGCGAAACGGCCAACAAGCGCTGCGGGCAAGCCTGCGCCGACTGGAAGGCCCGCGCGGCCGAAGTGCGCTCGCACGTCGCCGTGATCGAGGCCAGTATCGCCCGGCTTGGCTCGGAAAAGGTGGCGCGGCCGAAGGCGCAAGCCTTTGCCGAGCTGGCCGCCGTGTTCGGCGCGGACCGGGGCAAGATCGAGCATGCCGCAAGCGTGCTCGAACCCCCTGCCTATTCGTTCCTGCTCGAGCTAACCGCGATCGTCGCGTTCGGCTTCGGTTTCGGACAGTCTGCGAGCCAGCACGGCAACCGGACAGAGAACCGGACGGCCGATCGGACCAACATCCGATTAAATGCAGCAGTTACCGCGCCGGACGCGCCGCGCCAACCGGACACGGAACCGGACGGACGGACGGACGGAGGGTCGCCGCATGACGGTCTGAAGCCGCCGCCGGGGCGCATGAGCAAGGCACAAACGCTCGACTACCTGCGCACGCTCCGGACCGTCGGGCAGTCGCTGCCGACACAAGCCGAACTCACACAGCGCACCGGACGACCAAAGCAAACCATCTCGGACTGGCTCGGCGAATGGGAACGGTCCGGCGAAATTCAGCCCCGCAGGACCGTCAGCCGGACGAAGCAGCTCGCGTGACCCGGACGCGGATGCACGACGCGAAAGGGCGCCACGTGGCGCCCTTTTTGGTGTTTCGATTTCTTACTGACGCCGGTAAAAATTCCGGCTCGTTATTCTTCTTCTGCTGTGGCCAGCAGACGAGACGCATCCAGAATGCACACGCAGCAAAGGAAGAACGAAGTCACATCGTCGCCTCTTTTTGCGCGATCGAACTCCACCATCGCTTCGCCTTTGGTCCCGCATTCGTCGCACGGCTGGTTTAGAGCGTCTTTCCCGTCCATCACTTTCATCGCCAATCGTGCCTCCCTAAATGGCCTTCGGGTTGAGTTCGAGAATGTAGTCGACCGGATCATGCCCAGGCTCGACGGACACAATCCCTCTGATAACAGTGTCGCCGTCTGCCGTGCGCTCCACTCGCCATTCGATCAAGTCGCGAGTGCGCAACACGCGGACGATGGCCTCTGAAATCTTCATCTTGCATTCGGCACGCAGATCAGGATCAGCGCCCCAGGCATCGGCAACCGCGCCCCCGGTCCTGTAATTCACCTCAATCTGCAACCGTGCCTCCTAAGATCGTTCGGTGAGTTTCCGTCGCTTGCAGTCTGGGCACTCAGCGCGCCAAAACGCGTCGATCAAAGATTGCAGCACGATGGCGAGCAGACACCCGCCAATAGCGCCGATCAGAATGCCAGCCCAAAAGCTCGTCGGCACGGCAGAGCCTCCCTTTATGACTTAAACTTCGCGCGTCGTGCGCGGATCGCGTCGGCTTGCGTCAAGATATGTTCTTCGCTGGCATCAACAAGGACGCGCAGTAGGTCTCTGATCTCAATGACCACTGCCATCTGCTCGTCAATCAACTTCCAATTCAGCGCATCAGTCGGTGGTCGCGTGTTCATCGTATCGGCTCCCCGGTTATCGCTTGGTTGACTTCGGCAGACCGCCACGCGCGCCCCACAGCTTATAAGCGCGATCGGCGGTGAAGCCTTCCGGCAGCGCGGATCGAACATCCTGCCAGCGCGGATATTTCTTGATTGCATTCCACACCAGTTCCGCGCGCTCCATATCGCGAGCGCTAAACTGCTTCGGACGCCGCCCGCCCTTGCCGCCGTTCTCCTTCGCCTTCGCGCTCGGCAGAGATCGACCGCCAGCGCCAAGGGCCTTGATCGCATCAGCACGCATCGCCTTTAATTCCTCGCGGTTATCCGAGCGTCGCCCGGTGCTCGTCTCCACTACCACCGCGCCCTTGTCGCGGATCTCGTCTAGCGCTTCGATCAGATCAGCCGCCGGCTGCACCTTCCCCGGCTTCCGTTCGTCCGGCAGTAGAGCCAACGCTTCGATGTGCAGCTCGTCGCCTTTGCGGAGAGAACGGACAGCAGCGCGCCAGCTCATACAGCCGTCCTCTCCAATCTCGTAGATGATCGACACGCCCGCATTGAGTAGGGCCTGCCGTTGTCGTGTCGCCGGGTGCCGCTGCTTGAACGCACGCACGAACCCTTTGCGGAACCTGCCCACTGATATTTGCACAATTGTACCGTCATCGCTTGCGCAACGCAAGTTGTTGCGGTACATTTGCACAAATATCGACGCCGCAGTAAAGTCGCGTCGAGCAGCAGAGCAAACAATTTGAGGCCGCCATGCTGCGAGTGGGACAGAAAGTCATGTGCATTGACGACGCGCCGCCGAGGCACGCGGCAGCGCAATTGCCGCTTCGGCTTGTCAATGGCGCTGTCTATACGATCCGCGAGATCCACACAGAACCAAACATCCCCGGATATGGGGTAAGGCTTGAAGAGCTGTTGAACCCATCTGTGATCTGGAGTGACGGCGACGAAAAGGAATGGTCGTACCAGTCAGAGCGTTTCCGACCTGTCGCAGAATCTGACACTGATCTGCGCGAAAGCGCGACTGCTTAAGAAAGGTCGGTCTATGGACACGTTTCGAGATGCTGCGGCATCGCTGGCGACTGTGCGGAAGAAATACCCAGAAATGCAAATCAAAATCACGATTGAGGAGTACGGCGCTCGCATCCACGCCACGCTCGGCATTCAAGGCATAGATCGATCCGTATCGTGGCTTGATATGGAGTATGCACACGCAAACGTGCTGGCGATCTGCGTCGGCGATGTTGCGCGCCAGCTTGTTGAACGTCGAGCGGCATGACACATCCAGGCGCGACGATACGAGCGATGATGCTGCGTGACGGGGCCACAGTGACGGATGCCGCAGCGAAGCTAGGTGTTGGCCGTCCAGCACTTTCGAACATGCTGAACGGCAACGCTGCGTTGAGTTGGGAAATGGCGTTAAAGATTGAGCACGCATACGGCATCGACGGCGATGAGTTGATGCGGATGCAATGGGAATTTGATCGCTGGTGCGCTAGGCACGGCGAGTGAACATCAGAGGCCCCAGAAACGCCAAAAGCCCCGCGTCCGGTCAGGACGCGGGGCTTGGTGTTTGTGGTCTCCATGCTCAGATCGTGGCGCTGATCACCGCGGCGAGCACAACGGCGACCCGCAACACAATTGCCGACCTGCGTTTAGGCAGCAGCAGCCGTGCCAGCAAACGGCCACCGGGGATGCGATGCAGTTGCGTCCGCATTTGGCCGGCCACGGTCAGCCGATCCCGAATGCCTTCCCGAATATCTTGAGAGCGTCCGGCATCGATATCTTGCCGAGAAGCGCCAGCAACAGCACCAGCCCCGCCGCCGCGTACTGCGCCACGTCTTTCCACGCCCGCTGTTTGGCTTCCAGCGTTTCTAGCCGCTTCGGCAATTCTTTGACCTTGGTCAAATCCTCGATCGCCCGGCGCCCTTCGTCTTCCATCGATTTCACCCGGTCCTCGAGGCGATGGAACCGCTGATCGCCCGTTGTCAGCCGGTCGTGATGCGCCGTCAGCGCCGCCGTCATGTGCTGCGCGCTCGTCTCGATCCGCGCCAGGCGCTCGCGCACATCGCCGATCAAGTCGGGCGCGGTCGAGTGCGGGGGCCAGATCGGCGGCCACTCGTGCGGTCCATGAGGGTATCTCGTCGACATGCGGGCGGGTCCATTCGTGCCGGGCGAGCATGACGTGAGCCCCTTTAGTGACCGAGGAAGGCGAGCACGCGCCAGTCCGGCGCGTCGGTTTTGGCGCGCACGACGTAAGTCGGCCAGCGCGGGCCGCCAGCCGTGCGCACGAGCGGGCGTTTGCGTTTGGCTAGCCGTACATCACTGGCGTTCGCGAACGCCGTCCGGCGCGATCCTGGCGCGATCTGGGGCACATCGGCGCTTGTTGCGCGCGTCAAGTCGCCGACCATGTGCGCCATCTCGAACAGGTCGGGCGTCAAGGGCGGTCGAGCGGCTAACGCCGGCTCCTGACCGTCAAAACAGGCGAACCGGTCGCACCGCAGCCATAGCCGGTCACCGACCACGATCGATTCCGGCTCCGGCGCATCGGTGACTGGCGCTGGATCTGGCGCGCGCTCGTATTTGGCGATCGGAATCGGGCCGGGGATGTCGATCGTCGTCACGCGCCGCGGCTGCACAGCGGCGGTATTGCGCGGCGTTGTCGCCAGCAGGACGACGGCCAGCGCCAGCGCGCCGACCAGCAGCGCCGCGACGCCTGCGGCTAGAGGTTTCAGCATGGCCGGCATCGTCGTTGCCTCCTGTTACCGGGCCGCCGAGGCGACGGCTTGCGGGGCGGAAAGCCCGTGCGCCGTGATGCTCGCGTCGCAGATGCGGCGCTTGGCCTGCATGTCGCGGTATTGCTGCTTGTTGACGCGGTGGTTGCGCGCGGCAACGGATTCGCGCACGTCCCCAGCCGGCAGATCCTGCCAATCGCGGTCGCCTGCCGATTTGCATTCCGGCGCCACCGTCGGCAACGGCGTCTCGGCGGCGACCAGCACGGGCGGTGGTGGATCTTTGGCGCATGCAGACAACACTAGCGCCAAGATAACCATTGTCGCCGCATCCACGCGCCGGATACTCTTTTGCTTCGCGCTTCGGATGCCCGCTTCGCATCCGCGCGTGCCCCTTTTCATTTGCGCAGCTCCTTTGTGACCGATGCTCGAAACGCGACCGGATCGTCGCGCATGCGGGCCAAGGCCACCTCGAGATCGGACGCGCGCGCGATGGCCGCGTCGCGCTCCGCTTCGGCTTCGCGGATGCGCGCCGTGTCGACGACGACGGTCGCGGCGCGGTTTTTTGCCCATCGCGCCTGCCACGCTGCCAGTCGTGCCGCATACAGCCGCGACGACCATTCGGCGTCGCGGCCAGCCGTCGCGGTCGATGCCGCATCCTGCCGCAGCCAAATCACCGCGATCAGCAGCGCGACGACGAGTGCCGCGCCAATCAGGGCAACCGCCGCGTTGCCGTTGCCGAAGCGCTTGAGCGCCGCACCAGCGCCGCCGACGCTGGCTCGCGCTAGACCGATGAAGCCAGCCAGACGGGACCACACGGCGTAAACGGTAGCGATCGTGAGCATCACACACCCGCCTTGCGCCGGATGCGCGCGCGTTCGAGCCAGATGTAAATCGAGCCGAGCACCGTGAACGCCGCGATCAGGAACGTCGGCGACTGCACCAGCGCCAGAACGAACTCGCCAAGCGAGAATGGCTTGCCGGTTGCCGCGACCTTGCCGGCGGCTTGCGAGATTTCCGTTGCCGCGATGGTGCCGCCGCCGGAGCCGATGACGACGGCGGTATTGCCGGTGCTCGACGTCGCCATGCTGGCCGGCGCGTCGGGCGCTGTGTCCGGCGTCGCCACGAACTCGCGCGACGGATCAACGGGCGCTTGCAGGATGCGGATCGACGGGTCCAGCGTCATCAGCGTGCGAATGAGCGCGACAGCACCTGGCTGGCCAGACACGGCCGTTGCCGACCACGACCCGTCCGCCACGTACTTGCCGCGCGTGTAGTGCGTCGTCGCCGACCAGAGATAAGGCGACGGCACTTCCGGGTGCCACATGCGATAGCCGAAGCCGTTGTAGCGCTCCAGCTCGTAGCAAACGCGCGGCACATTCCAGAGCGTCACATCGTCGAGACGCTTCAAGAGCAGCGCATCCGTGGCGCTATCCTCGAACGAGAACGGCCCGTCGCCGCCGTCGACCGGCCGGCCAGCCGGCTTGTTGACGGTGCGCGCGGTCAACGGGTCGCCGTTGTGCAGATGGCTGGTGAAATCGCAGGACGATTCCATGGCGTGGATGACGCCGATCAACCACCACGGCACGCCCGTGTGAAACTCGATCTGCGCGTAGCGCTTGCGGCCGGACAACACGCGCCGGGCCATGTCCGTGACATGGCCGACGCGCTCGGGACGGATCTCGGCCGCGTCCCAGAGCGATTGATACTCGTGCGCCAGCGCCTCGAAGCGCGGCGGTTGGCGATTTTTCATGTCATGGCTCTTCTGGTGCAAGGCCGCGCAACGCGCCTTATTGCTCGATCCTGACGCGGATTCCCCGGCCTGCCACAGGGGCCCCAAACAGCGCTTTGAGGTACAGAGTTCCAGCGCCCGCCAGAACGCCCGAGACAGAGCCTAGGTTTGACCAGCTCCCGCCATTGTCGTCCGACACATCGAAAACGGCATTGCTGCCTGACTTCCTCATGCGGAACAGTCGCGGCGCGCTGGTATTGCCAAACTCAGTGAAATTGAACCCGGTCGAGTAGTACCACTTACCGGAATAGGGGAACGCACCGACGCGCATGGTGAGCCCGCCGTCGAAGACGTAGTAGGCGTCATTTGTGTCGGACAAATAGACAATGGCGCTTGCCACATCATCAAGATTGGGAATGTCCCATATCACTGCAAAGTCCGCGGCCCCATTGATTGTCGTCGAAGCTATTCCGCCGCTTGGGTTTGATCCAGACGTCACCATGAAATCGCCTGCTTGCGATGCGTTTTGCATCGACGTCCAGGTCACCCACGTTGACGTTGTTGAGTACGTTTCCGACGCGACGGCGCTGTTTTTCCAGCCTTTGCGGAACGCCCGCGCCTTGATCGTCTGTCCAGGGCTTGGCGTTATAGCCGTGGAATACACTGTCGAGCGCGACGTCGGTTCAGTGCCGTCTATCGTGTATCGGATTGTCGCGCCTGATGGCCCAGAAATCGTCACGGGGGATAGGCTGGTGTAAGTGCCACCAGCCGGGCTCATGCTTGGCGTTGCCAGCGTGCCGGATGCGCCGTTCAGGATGTCGGCAACGCGCTCGGCGAGAACGCGGAACCCCTGCGCGTCCCAATGGGCCGTGTCCCGAACCGTTAAGTCCGTCGTGTCGACGGCGTAGGTATTGGCATCAGCGGCCACGATTTCATCGATCACGGTGTTGATGCCCGCGCGGGGCGTCATGTTCGGCCCCTGAAATTTCGTCAACAACACTCTCGTCGATGCGCCAAGCAGCGTCCGCCATCGCGCAATCAAGTCGATCAAACCGGCCTTGAACGTCGCATTCGATGTGCCCGCGCTGGCATCGTTGATGCCAATTGAGATCAAGACTTCCGGTTTGTATGCTATGCCCGCCGCGTCAAGAAGCGCAATGTGAGCCTCGACACGCTCTACAGCCGTTGTCCAATATGCCGACCCGCTGGCCCATTGCGAGATCAGACTGCCGCTGGCTCCGGTCTTGACCAGCTCCGCCGATGTCAACGCGTAGCGCCCAGCCTCGACGGTGTTTGCGAACCCGATCTCAATGCCGTGCGTCGTGTTGTCCAGAAGCTGGCCAATGTTGGCGTTGGTGCCGACGTCCAGATCTTCGCGCAACAGGCTTGTGTTGTTGAGGATCTGCACCGAGGATCGCGCGGCCAACTCGCCGGCAGTCGGCCCGCTCGAATTGAGAGCGTAACCGGCTGCATTGCTTTCGCCAGTCACGATGAGTAACGTCCTGGCCACGCCAGCGCCAAGCACGGACGCGAAGTTGCGATGCGACCGGTTGCGACGCCCGCGCATCACTCGTACCCGATCATATCGCTGGCGGTCGTGCCGGTCTGATTGATGCGCCGGCACACACAGTCGATGGTGCTGCCGGTAAGCATTTTGCGCACGACGACGGTGTTGTCCATGTTGACGAATGCGACGTTGCCGCCCGTGCCGATGTAGACGTATCTGGCCGGCGTCGGGAAATCGGTCACGTCGTCTTGC